TGCAGTAAGAGGCTCAACCGTTTCAGGCCAAGGCGAGAGGCCGCAAGCAGTTGTGCAGTACACAATTGTTTTTGACAGCCCAGACCAGCAGGCTAAGTGGTACGAGTTTGTGCGGTGGCTCAGAAACGACGCTGCAGTCGTTGGCTCGACAACGGCTGAACGGTTGCTCGATTTCATTGCTCAACATACGGAAATTTAAAATGAAGGCAGAAGAAAAATGTCTTTGTGGTTATGACGACCAAGAAAAACGCATTGTGTGCGGTCGGCATTTTGACATTGTTGACTTAGAGCGCAAACGACTTCTAATAGAAGTAAACGAACTAAGGGCCGAAGTCCAAAGACTTTCCCAGATAGCTAGGTACTAATGACTCGCCAAAGAATGTTCCTCGATATGTCGTGCGTTGACGCAGCAAGGCAGAGGATTAGACACGTCTACGACACGTTTGATACGGTCTGTGTTCAGTTCTCTGGCGGCAAAGATAGTACTGCTGTACTTTACTTAGCAAAAGAAGTGCATGAAGAACGCGGCCTTGGACCGGTTAAGGTAATCTTCAGGGACGAAGAAATGGTCAGCCCAACCGTGGTTGAGTACACGGAGCGTGTCCGTCAGTACGACTGGGTCGATATGGAGTGGTACTGCCTTCCGTACCCAGCAGAAATATGGATTCTTGGCTCAAGAGTTACGACCCTTCTTTGGAGTAACGCACGCAAAAAAATGGGTCGTCTAGTTAGAGACATACCGCCGTGGGCAATAACTGGCGAACACTTTGGCTTGACTCACGACGTATCACTTCCCGAGCAGACCGATTACTACACGATGCAGGGCAAGAAGGGAAACGTTGCCTTCATAACTGGAGTCAGGGCGAGCGAGTCAATGGTCCGCTACAGGTCAATAGTGCAAAAACTACACGAAAATTACATTGTCACCCCATACAAGTTGAAGGCTGGCATACCTCTCAAGTTTGCAAAAGTTATTTATGACTGGAACACGAATGATGTTTTCAAGTTCATTGCAGAGGAACATGGAGCAGAATTTTGCGAGTATTACGACCTTGCAGCACTAACTGGAAGTAATACAAGAGTTGGGATACCCCTTCATTCAGTAGCGATTAGGCGCATCGGCGATGTTGTAGCTACAGAGCCGGAATTCTACGACAGACTGTTTGAATGCTTTCCACAGATAGATGCGCAGCGCAGATGGTGGACAGAATTCGACATAGAAAAACTCATATCTCAGTATGCTTCGCATAGCTGGGACGGTGCCCTCATGTTTATCAACGACTACCTAATAGGGGAACGAAGACAGAGGGACGCAAAGGCATATGTATCCAGGTTCAGAAAAAAACACCTTCAAGACCCATATGGATACCCTGTCAGTTGGCTAATTAGGAATTTAGCCCTAAACGATATAGACGTAAATTCACCCACACCAGTAGGACCAAAAACAAAAGCAGATTCAGTAAGAATTGCAGAAGCAGGAATTGACACAGTGTATGAAGCTTGAAATCGTCTACAAAAAACCATCAGAACTTTTTGTTCCAGAATGGAAATCAACTTACATATTGCGCCCTGATTTGCTTGCTCTTTCAGCTTCATTGATGGATTACGGGTTTACTCAACCCCTACAGGTGAGAAAATCAACTGGGGAAATAATTGACGGGTCGGAAAGATTTCTCCTGGCCACGCGGGTCAGCAGGATAGCCGACGTCGTGGGGGACGAGATACCCGTAATAGAGCACGATGTTTCTTCCCTTGATGCGATGTTGATGCATTTGCGCTTTAACCGTTCACGAGGGGCACTTTTTGCTAAGCCAATGTCAAAGATTGTAAGAAAACTTGTCATGTCTAAAACGGTAGATGCGGAAAAATTAGAACGAACGTTGTGCATGAAAAAGGAGGAATACTCCTTGATGATAAATAACTCGCTTTTGAAAGCCAGAAATATAAAAGACCATACGTATGCGCGTGCATGGGTTCCGGTCGAAGCCCCTCCTGGGACTACTGATGATTTTGGCATCTCAATAGAGTCGCCACCAAACGCGGATAGATAATAATCAAGTTCTTTTATTAGTACCAGAAATATTAAAAATGGTATACTCTCTGCATAAAGTCCTTTTTAACCGAAGCGGGGATTTATGCCAGGACTACGCTATGGCCCAGACATTACAGATGACGCCGCTGCGGCTATGGATTTGGAGAAAGAACTCCGCCGTAAGCTAAAGGGCCTTAAAGGTGCTAGACGCACTGCTGTTCAAAACAAGCTTAAAGCACTTGATGAATACACGACTCGTGTGTTCGGGGACAAGAGCACAAGAAACCGCCTAGGAAGGTCATCCCTATCCAGACAGGGCTACGCCTCAGAGGCGGACGTGCGCGCCCTTGGGGCAAAACTATACCGGAAGCGTAAGGGTCCTGGCCCAATAGGACTTGCCGAGACCCCAGAAGGTCGCCAAGGCATTGGTCGCAAGCAGGGCTACAAAGCCCGTCCAGCGATTGATGCAGCAGACAAAGCAGACTACGACAGAGCAACGCGCGAGGGCAAGAAGGCAGGGCGAGGCTCTCAAGGCGGAATTCTTGCAGAAGTTCGTAAGCAGCGTAAGAAGCAGACTGATGCTGCAGCAAAAGCTCGTGCCAAGCGTAAAAGAGAGCAAGAAAAGAAGGCTGCCGCTCGTAACGCCACAAAGAAGGCTGTCAAGAAGGCTGCCCCCGCAAAGAAGGCAGCTCCCGCAAAGAAGTCGGCAGCTCCCAAGAAGGCAGCACCAAAGAGAAATAGATAGTCGCAAAATGGTGACTACTTTCGGAGCCTAATCATGCTGGTGACTCAATCTGACCTAGTCACGTATATGGACATCAAACTGTCTCTTAGACAGCAGGATGCGGCTGACATGATTCTTGCTGGACTCCAGTCCGAGATGGAAGGCTATCTTCGTAGACCTATAGAGGTGGAAGAGTTCGAAGAGGAATACATTATTGAATCTGGATTCCGTGGAGTGCCAATGGGTTCCTTTCTTTCAACGCCAACTTCTCAATACACAGACTCATTTGTTAATACAAATCCAGTAGAAATGTCTGAATATGCGGAGCCGCCACACACCATCTATTTAAGAAACTCACCTGTTGTCTCTGTTGTTGATGTGAAGGTTAAGCCTGTAGGAAGTACCGAAAGAACTTTAGTAGAAGAAGTTGACTACGTTAAGAGAAGATTCGGTATTGACTATTTTTATGCGCTTGACGGAGACAAGGTAACAATCACATACACCGCAGGCCTTGATGGAGCAAATATCCCAATGTTTAAGCTGCTTATTTTAAGAGCCGCTTCTCGCGAAATGCAAAACATGCACGACGACGTTGTCGGACTAAAGGATTTAGAAACACGAAACGTTGGCCCATTGGTGACTGGATTCCTGGATACTGAATTAGCTTCTGTTAGGAAATACAGGAGAAGCAGAGTCGCGTAATGACTAATATAAGAATCCAGGCAGAGGTCCGGGCAGACGAAGTAGATGACCTGATTGATGGAATACGTGAAAGAATCACTGACGTAAGACCAGCATTCAGATGGGCCCACCAGCAGCTAAAAAGAACATTCGCCGATAATTTCACATCGCAAGGACTTGAGGTCGGTGGATGGGCACCACTTAGCGCCGAATATGCATCATGGAAATTGGCTCGTTATCCAGGAGCTCCGACGCTTGTTAGAAGCGGAAGACTTTTTAGAAGTGTTTCAGAATTGTCCGACCCATTGGTGAACAAAATCGACAAACTTTCCGCAACATTCGGAACAGGTGTTCCATATGCGCAATTCCATCAAACAGGAACAAGCAAAATGCCAAAGCGTGAAATAGTTTTTCTGAATCAGACTTTCTTAAATGATTTAGCAGAAAAGATGTCAAACTATGTCGTTGAGGGTGACGAAGGGCTGTTTGCATAATGGCTGATGCACCCGGCTACCCACTAATGCATGGACCTCAATTTGCCAAAGCATATGTCAATAATTATCTTAAAGAAGATATTCCGGTAAGAATTATTGACTATCGAAATGGATGGAATGTTGACGACATCACTCTCCCGTCCCCTGAGGGATACATCGTTCATGAACCAATAGCCATAGACACATGGCCATTGATTGTAAATCTTGCAATATCTACATCTGGTTTTGAGCGTATTGGGTTTGATGGCCCAGACCCCCTATATCGAGTCACCTACGCAATGAGAACATATGTGTGGGTGAAAACTGAAGGCCCAGAAGAAGCAACGATAATGCGAGACAGGCTTACAACAGTTATCCGCGCAGCTCTTCTTGATTATCCGTGCATGAAGGCTTACGACTCTAGAAATTCCTTCCGAGCAATGATTGACGAGGGGACAATGCGGGAGGAATTCTCCGACTTAACACTCCTCAAGGGTGACAGGGTAATGGCTGGGGCTTATGTCGGATACAACATGGACATAGACGAAGTCGTTTCTCGCAAGCCGATAGGGATTGCAAACGAGATTCAACTGACCGTTATAGGTGGGGGGTCATCCGACCCAATACCGGAGCTCACGGCAGACTAAAGGTGTTATTATTTAAATCGAACTATTCTTTAAGAACAGTTGCAATAGTTGGAGTATTACCGTCTGTACAATATGACTTGTTAGACGGCATTGCCCATCGATATAAACAGAGGAAGGTCTTATGCCAGGCGTAGTTATCTCAACAGCAGTAAGAACGGGCCCATCATCAGCGACAGTTCGCGAGTCTTCGCAGGCCTTCTTTGTAGGTCTCGCTGCACGTGGCCCAGTCGATTCTGCAACTTTGGTGCAGAGTATTGCTGAATTCGAAAGCTTCTACGGTGGCTATGTTTCCTATTCATATCTGCACCCAACAGTCGAAACATTTTTCGAAGAGGGCGGTACCCAGTGCTACGTGGCTCGCGTAGTCGGTAGCGGCGCAACTTCAGGTTCGCTCGTCTTGGATGATTCATCCGATGACCCAGTAATGACAATCTCAGCAAACGGCCCTGGTGCATGGAGCTCAGATGTTGAAATTACGGTCACAAACCCAACCGCATCAACATTCGTTATATCGGTTGCTCTTGATGGTGACGTTGTGTACTCGACCGGAACAGTCACGACTGTTGCTCAGGCTGCAGGAAGAATTAACCTAAGCTCAGTTGCTTCTCGCTATATCTCCGCAGATGTAACAGCTGGGGCCGCAACAATCCCGGCCCCTCTTGCGTCTACCGCACTTTCAGCAGGCACCGACGACATTGCAAACGTTGATGACGCTGCTCTAGTTGATGGTCTTGACCTGTTCAACGAC